AAAATCTAAAAAATTATGAAGTTAAAATTGGCTAAATATTTTGAACTTTATTTTTGTTTTCTGTTGCCGTTAGAAACGTACACAAATCTAATGGCAACAAAATTTAGCTTGATTATCAAGGAGTTAAGTAAAAGTGTGAACGTGAACGTTAGTTTTTTCAAAACTTCTCCCCGCGCGCCCTTTCCCCCTTATTCCCTATATAAAAATGTAAAGTTTATTACATATATTAATGTTCACATGTTCACACGTCACCATAAACCCCCGATTTTATTGACTTGCGACACGTTGCCATTAACGAAATCTAATGTTCACGCTAACGTTCACATGTTCACACATGTACACAAATGACAATTTTATGAATTTAGAACACAATATCCAGGCGAACATCTTTAAAACAATATGGAACACATTTCCGAAATTTCGTCGCCAACTTTTCGCCGTTCCAAATGGCGGGAAAAGAAATTTAATCGAAGCAAGTCGATTAAAACAAACGGGAACGATTCCAGGAATTCCAGACCTCATTTTTGTAGCTGAAGGAAAAACAATATTCTTTGAACTGAAAAATGAAAAAGGAAAATTATCCGACGAGCAAAAAATCGTAATATCGAAATTTAAAGAAAACAAATTTCCCGTTTACCTCGTTCGATCAGAAATCCAATTTTATCAAATATTTTTATTCCTAATTTTAGAACACATGAAAACAGAATTCACAGACCAGCAAATAAAACAATCTTATACCGACCTTCTCAAAGTTTACGACATTAAAGTTTTCGGACTTACCTTCGACGAACTGAAATATCAAAACAAAGTCTTTGAATTTTTGTTTAAATTACCTTTAGACGAACGCATCGAAATTGCTTCCATTTGTTCGCCAGAAAATAATGCGGTTTTTATCGAAACTATTCGTAAATTTGTTATATTCGAAATAGACGTCGCAAACGGATTTTTTATCCAACTTTCGGCGGACTTTAAATTCTTTCAAAAAAATAAAAGCAATTTGAATAATGGAACCAAATAAAAAAACACCCGTAAAGCGCAAAACGAAGCCGAAGACGGTCGTTCGTCGTCCTTCGAATAGATTTGTATATCCGACAAAAGATAAGCCCGCAGAAACGCCAGAAATCAAAAAGAAGAAAGAGATCTGGGCAATCTATGGCGCTATGGGGGGGCGTCCCGCTAAATATGCAACGCCCGAAGCTTTATCGAAACGATTGTATCAATATTTTGAATTTCTCGCGGAATACGAAGAGAAGCCGACAATAACGGGCCTTTGTCTTTTTTGTGGTTTCGAAAATAGGGCTTCATTTTACGACACGGCCAAAAGGCCTGGCTTTTCCCACATTATAAACATGGCAAGGGCTTTGATCGAACATCATTACGAGCAACTTATGCAAACAGGAACGTCCAACGCGGGCGCAATCTTTGCCCTTAAAAATATGGGCTGGAAGGATAAAACCGAGGTCGATAATAATATAATCGAAACGAAACAAGTCTTTAAGATAGGGGACCAAACGATAAGCTTCGATTAAATGAAATTTATTATATTTGCTTTTTTATTATTGTCGTCCTGTTCGTCGTCGTTAAGTGTCCACGAATATAACCAAACGACGCAACGTCAACGAATGGAACGACACGATAAGAAGTCAAAAAATGAAATGATTAAACACCGAAAGAAACATTCGCCCAGGAGTAAGGCGAAACGATTTAAGAAACAAAGAAAATTTATTTAGTATGGAAAAATTTATTTATTTAGCTCACATTTTATTGATAGTAACGTTTATTTTTGGTTTTACACTTGTATTTTTTTTGGCGTTAAGGTATTTATATTTTTTAATAATTGATTAATTAAAAGATTTATTTAGTATGGAAAAATTTAAAAAAGACGAAATTTGTTACATGCAAACTGCGGAATGGTACGAGTTAAAGCCGTTTTATTTTTATGGGGACTTATCGAATCCTAAACAACCAGAATTGTGTATCGTATCTAGTGGGTCAGAAGGTACGGGGGTTTTTTATGTAGTTAGTATAAATGATTTACAACGCGAACCGAAAGAATTAAAAGAAGCTATAAAATTAAAAGAAGACATTTATAACCTTCAAATGAAACTCAACAAATTCCACGAAAAGAACCCGAAATTAAAAGATTTTATTTAATGGCTGAAAACGTCCTTTTCGAACCGTTCCCGAAACAAGTCGAATTCCTGGAAAGTATATTTTCTGGCGAATTCGATTTCGTCCTTTATGGCGGTTCGATTCGTGGGGGGAAAACATTCAGCGGGATAGGGGCTTTATTACTTCTTTGCCGTGCTTTTCCGCGTTCACGCTGGGCAATCGTTCGGAAAGACCTTCAAACGCTTAAAAAAACGACTATTCCGTCGTTTTGGAAGGTTTGTCCCGAATCGTTCGTTAAACGATACAACCAGGACACGCAAACGGTAACGTTTAAAAACGGGTCCGAAATTATATTCTTTGGGGAAAATTACGCCGACGATAAAGAACTGAACAGATTCAAAGGGTTAGAGGTTAACGGATTTTTGATCGAGGAAATTAACGAAACACAGGAAAAAACCTTTTCGAAATGTATCGAAAGGGCTGGATCTAACGTCATGCCGAAAGGATTTAAAAGCCCGAAGCCGATTATAATTGCGACATGCAATCCCGCTCAAAATTGGGTAAAATCGAAGTTTTACACGCCGTGGAAAGAAAAAACGCTTCGAAAAAATTGGAAATATATTCCCGCTAAAATATTCGATAATCCGTATATTTCGCCCGAGTACCTGGAAAGCCTTAAAAATATGCCGTCGTATGAATACGAGGTCTTTGTAAATGGGGATTGGGACATTCAACTGAAGACAGGGGGCGAATTTTACAAGTCTTTCGACCTGGACCGCGACGTTATCGACGTCGAATATAATCCAGATTTACCGCTTCATGTTTCATTTGACGAAAACGTTAATCCTTACATAACGGCCACGGCATGGCAAGTGTACGGCGAAAATAAAAAAGAACTCCGACAAATAGACGAATTCTGTATCCCTTCGCCGAATAACACGGTCCGCAAGCTTTGCGAACATATCGAAAGAAATTATTTCGCCCATTCGTCGGGAATGTTCATTTATGGGGACGCGACGTCCAGGAAGGCCGACACGAAACTAGAGAAGGGACATAACTTCTTTACGCTTATACGCGACTATCTTTCGAAATTTAATCCCGTCCTTAGGGTTCCAATGTCGAACCCGTCCGTTGTTATGCGGGGGAATTTCATTAATCAAATATTTGAAAGGGGTTTTAATGGCTGTTCGTTATTGATAGGTCGGAATTGTAAGGAGTCAATATCGGATTATAACAACGTCAAGGAAGACACCGACGGGACCAAAAAGAAACAAAAGACGACTAATCCAGAAACTAAAATTTCGTACGAAATGTACGGCCATACGTCCGACGCTAACGACTATTTAATTTGTGAGATACTCAAAACCGATTTTAATCAATACCGAACAGGGCGCAAAAACTTTAATCATATAATTATCGGCCGAAATAATTCCGTCGAAGAAAGTAAATATTAGTATTTTTGTTTTAATTTCGTAAAAATTCAATTCATGGGCTTTATTATTCGACACGATTTCGATCAATTAATTACACAGACAGACATCGACGTTTTAACTGGCGCCGACGATCATATTTTAACGGAAGCTGAACGTTCAACACAATTAGAAGTTAAATCGTATTTACGCGCACGCTTCGACGTTGCTTCGATGTTTCCAGACGTTATCACATGGACGAACACGCGAGTAAACACGGCGGGCGAATTAGTCTTTTTAACGGCCCCGAATTGGGCGCACCAACTTTACACGGTAGGCGAAACGGTCAACTTTGATAACGAAAAAATTTATCGTTGTATTTTAAACACGACGACCAGCGGAAACAACGAAAACCCAAATAACGCGACATATTGGGAGTTAATCGGATCGAATGATACGCTTTATTTAGTTGACGTAACGAACACGGCCGAAAAGCTGAACGATGTTTCTTTCTTTACTGAAAACGATCCAAGGGACGCCCTTTTAATTCGTTTAATGGTCGATTTAATGCTTTACGAAATACATTCCCGTATAAACCCGCGAATGATTCCAGAATTAAGGATCCAACGACGCGACGACGTTATTAAATACTTGTCTTCAGTTGCGGACCCTCGAAAGAATATCGATCCAGGCTTTCCGTTAATTGATTTCGGGGACGATAGGGGCGTCGATATATCTTTCGGAGTAACAACAAACAATAATATTTATTAAAATGAAATTATTCGGATTAAATATCGGAAGCAAGGCCGAACAAATAAGCGAAGTAGAAAACGTATCGAAGAGGGTAAACCCTCGAATGAAGGTCGTTTCTAAAGTCGTTGAACGTGAACTTTCCCGTTCGGCTCAAAACGTTAAAAAATGGCGAAACGCTACAATAACAGCGGAAAGCAAATTAAACCCGAACCGACTTTCTTTATTGGAAATTTATAAAGACGTCGTCCTGGACGCTCATTTGTCGTCTTTAATGGAAACGATAAAATTAAAAGTTACAGCGGGGGATTTTTACCTTTGCGACGATAAAGGCGAACATAACGAAGATATGTCGGCCTTGTTGAATCGTTCCTGGTTCACTTTTTACCTTGAAAAGTTTGTCGAATCGACATTTTATGGACATTCATTAATTCAGTTAGGCGGGATAAAAGACAACGAATTTATAGACGTTGAACTTGTTCCGCGTGAACACGTCGTTCCAGAATTCGGAATAGTTAAAACAAATCCGTGGTCCTATTCAACAGACGGGACAGAATACAGATCCACGCCTTACAACGATTGGTTAATCGAGATAGGCGAAAAGCACGATTTAGGAATATTGTTAAAAGCTTCGCCGTTGGTCCTATGGAAAAAAGGGATTTTCGGTTCATGGTCGCAATTTTCGGAACTTTTCGGCATGCCTATGAGAGTAGGAAAGACCGACATTCTGAACCCAGAAAATAAAAAGAACATGGAAAACATGCTTTCGGGAATGTCTTCAGCAAGTTACGCCGTTTTAAATACGGACGACGTTCTGGAATTAGTCGAAAGAAGTCAGTCGGACAGTTACCAAGTTTTCGACGCTTTCATTAATCGTTTAAACTCCGAAATGTCAAAATTAATACTCGGACAAACAGGAACGACGGACGAAAAGTCCTTCGTCGGGTCCGCTCAAATTCATAACGATATTTTAACGACTTATATAACGGCCATTAAATCCAAAATTGAAAACCACGTCAATCGATACGTTATTCCGTTAATGTATCGTCATGGAATACTTACAGCGCCAGGACTTCGATTCAAATGGGATAACGACGAAGCCGTCGATTTAGCGAAGAAATTCGAATTCACGAAAGAATTATTAAAATCGTACACGATCCCAGCCGAATGGATTAACGAAACGTTTAACATTCCTGTCGAAGACATGTTTTTTGCGGAAAATCGATCAGTTATCCCAAGCGTTAAAAACCTTTACGACGGAATTAAATAAATGGCAAACTTTGCGAACTATACAGATGACGACCTGGAAAGGTTAATAAATAACATTTACGCGGGTTCGGTAAACCCTTCGCGGTTGCCTGTCGATTTATACAATGTTATTTTGAACCGTTTAATCGACGGCGTTTTTAAAGGCTTCGGTGGTTCGTTGGACGACTTCGCAAATAACAGCGCGGACAAGTTGCTTTTAGAATATTACGCCCACAATATCGCTATTTTCAGCGGGGCGAAGACGTTCCAACAAGTAAAAGACATGTCAGCCCTTGTTTTCAACGAAAAGGGCTTTAAACGTGAGTTTACGGAATTTAGAAACATAATAAAAGGCGACGGATTCAACCAAGGCGTGTTTAATATGTATAACGATAATTGGCTTCGAACTGAATACAACACGGCCGTGAGAACGGCGCAAATGGGCGCGGAATGGAATTCAATTCAAGAGGATAAAGACATTTTCCCATATTTAAAATATATCACGGCAAAGGACGAACGCGTTCGACATAATCACGCGGAATTTGACGGCGTAATTCGTCCCGTTGATGATCCATTCTGGGACACGCACACACCGCCGAACGGCTTTAATTGTCGTTGTCGATTAATTCAGTTAAATGAAGACGACGACGTTTTTACCGTTACGCCAGACGAAAATATAAAAAATATGTCGGACCCAGATTCGGACCTTTTCGCGTTCAATCCTGGAAAGAATAAATATATCTTTGATCCTTCGCACCCTTATTTTACCGTAGAAGACAGATACAAGGTCGCCAAAGAAAACAATTTCGGATTCCCTACTCCGCCAAAACCTACGGAATAATGGCAAAGAAATTTAACTTCGAAACAAAGATAAAAGAGTTTCAAAAGTTCGAAAGGACGGTTCCGAAGCGTGTCGGGAATATCGCTTTAAATCATTTTTTGGAATCGTGGGACAACGAAGCCTTTTCCGACGGCTCGAAAGGTTCGGACCCGTGGGCGAAAAGAAAGAAATCAACGAAACAAGACAGATTAACAGGGAAAAGAAGGGGTATATTAATAGGTCAAGGGACAGGGATTCTTAAAGGCTCGATGAGAGTTCGTCCAGGATCAACGTTCAGAAAGATTGCTGTCGGTTCGTACGGTATCGAATACGCTTCGCGCCACAATAGGGGGCTTTCTGGAATGCCGAAACGTCAATTCGTCGGTAAGTCGAAAATATTGGACCGTAAAATTCGAAATTTGATTAGTAAAGAAATGAAAAAAATATTATGAATAAATTAATCTACACGGATTTAAAAAGCCGTATCGAAACGCTTTCACAAATAAAAACGGTAGGACTGTTTAATAATCAATTCGCCAACGAAAACCAGGAAAAGCCGTTCGTTTATCCCGCCGTTTTTATTGAATTTTCGGATATTACTTTCGAAACTGAAAACCAAGGAGTTAAAAAGATTAAATTAGAAACGACGCTTCATGTAGGTATGCGACAACTTGTCGAAGACTTAGAACTTTTTGACATCGTCCAGGCCGTTAGCGCTGTTGTTGACGGTTATACGCCAGATTATTCGACGCCATATATTAAGGTTCGAGAGGTTCACGATGTCGATCACGATAACGTACTTGTTTGGAATATTGTTTTCGTTTCCACGGTAACCGACGAAAATTCGTCCAGGTTCAACGATTTAACTATTACAACGCCGACAACGATTCAAATTAACAGATCAATCGACATTGATAATATTATTATAAGAACAGGCGACGGCGTTTAATATATTATTCGTATATTTGCGAACTCATACTTTCAACTTTTATTTGTTTTTTAGGTCGAACGGGGAACGATTAGTTTTGTTTCCCGTTTTTGTTTTCCCTTGCGAACCGAAGATCGTTCCATATAGTCGACGGCCTTAAATATAACCTTTCAGCTATTTGATTAATAACGTATTCTGTCTTTTCGTTGGATCTTTCGTTTAATTCCTTTAATACCGCTTTTCGTCTTCTTTCAATGTCTGAATGATTCTTTTTTCCGCTCATGGTTTTATTTACTTTATTGTATCAATTAACGCGCGTAAATATACGAAATTAATTCTTTGGAAAATATACTTTTATAGCATGGATTTAAAATTCGTAAAAAATAGTTTTAACGACGGCGTGGCCGACGTTTTACTTTATGGACCTATCGGAAGGACTTTCGACGAATCGACTCAAACTTACGTCGGTATCGACGGCGAACGATTCGCTGAAGAAATTCTTTTCCTTAACAACTTAGACGAGGTTAAAAAAATCAATATTCGTATTAATTCCGCTGGCGGTTCAATGTTGGACGGATATTCAATTTTTAGCGCTATTAAGAACAGCGCGAAAGAATGTAATACATTTATCGACGGGATAGGCGCTTCGATTGCTGGGGTAATATTCCAGGCTGGCGCGAAACGTTACATGAACGACTTCGGTAAATTAATGATTCACGAACCGAGCATCGGAACACAATATGAACTACTTTCCGACAAACAAAAGAAAATGATTGATTCGTTTTCCGACACGTTAGAAACGATACTTGAAAACAATTCAAAACTAGATCGCGCGACAATTAAAGAAATGATTTCCGCGGAAACGTGGCTTTCAAGTTCTGAAGCTATCGAAAAGGGGTTCGCCGACGAGGTTATAAACACGGGGCGCGTTCTAAACACGTTAACGACTGAAGAAATTCTTTCAGTTGCTAACGAAATCAATTTTGGCAATAATGCAAATAATATAAAACAAGTTCAAAAAATGGAATTAGTTAAAAACCATTTGGGACTTAATGACGCGAACGCGACAGAAAAGGAAATAATTTCGGCTATCGACGGAATTAAGAATTCTTTGAACGAAGCGAACGAAGTTATTAAGACCAAGGAAAACGAAATCGCTTCAAAAGATAGCGAAATCGAAGACTTAACGAAAATCAAAAACGACATGTCGTTAAAGGTTGCAACGTTAAGAGTTGAAAACGCTATCGAAAAGGGTATTTTCGAAGAGAGTAAAAAAGCGGAATTAATCGAAACGGCTAATAACAGCCTTGAAGCTTTCGACGCGCTTGTTTCGGCTTTCAAAAAGCCTGTAAACAAAATCACAAACGTAATAAACTCGGATCCAAAACCAGAGAAAACGTTTAGGGAATTAGAGAAGGAAAACCCTTCTAAGTTAGAACAAATCAAAAACGAAAACCCGTCTTTATACGCTGAAATGTATAAAAAACAGTACGGAGTTGAATTGAAATAATTTTTAAAATTTTAAAAAATGGCTTTACAGCAAGAAATTTGGGTTCAAGATATTAAGGAAACCCTACACCAAGGAAGTGAATTCGTAAAAACGGGAACGGATCACAGCGCGTTTGTAGCGAAGAAAACGGTTCACATGCCACAGTCTGGGGCTATGACGGCAATCGAAAAGAATCGTTCGTCTTTACCTGGAACAATCGCTCAAAGAACAGATACAGAATTGACGTACAACTTAAACGAGTACACGACAGACCCTGTTTTAATTACTGACCTTGACGAGTTACAAACGTCTTACATGAAAAGACAGTCTGTTTTATCGCAACACATTAACGCGATTAACGAAAGAATCGGAAATGAGGTTGCTTACGAATGGGCGCCAAGTGGTTCAGCTTCTTTAGTATTAAGAACGACAGGGGGGGCAACGGCCGAACTTCCAAACGCTACGGCAACAGGGACACGTCTTTTAACTACGAAAGAAGACATCGCAAAAATGGCTCGTAAATTAGACCTTGACAACGTTGCGAAAAACGACAGATATTTATTGTTACCGACTTCAATGTATTACGAACTTTTCGGAATCGATGCTTTAATTAGAAACGATTACGGACGCGCGGTTAACATGATCGACGGGCAAGTTAACGAAATATTCGGAATGAAAGTTTTTATTCGTCCAGAAGTCGTTCAATTCAATAACGTTGCTGACGGAGTTAAAAAAGCGGTTGGATCTGCTGACGCTGCAACGGATTGTTTAGGGGCTATCGCTTATCAAAAAGCGTCTGTCGCTTCAGCTTTAGGGGCAATCAAAGTATTTGCGAACGAAGACGTTGCGGAATACTACGGTTCTGTTATGTCTGCATTAGTTATGCACGGGGCGAAAAATTTACGTTCTGACAATAAAGGGATCGTTGCTTTGGCTCAAGGGTACGTTGTGCCATAATTAAAACATGGTTAAGAATATGGAAAAAATAAACAG